TAGAATCAGTTGCTTGTTCTAAAACTACGCCATTTGTTGATGATGCATAACCAACTCTTTGAGTAAGATTTGCTTTTGGTGATGCCATTACAAATGTTTGAAAAACTTGTAATGCTTTACCAGGTTGATATGAAAATACTCTTTTACTTTCTCTTACAATAGAACAACCTGCAGTAGTACCAATTCCTAATGTTGCAGTACTTTGATGTGTTATAATTCCAACAGTAGATCCTGCTCCAAGAATTACATCATCAAAATCACCATCTTGAGAATATCTATGAGTTGAGTCAAAAAGAGTAAATGGTTGTGATACTTTTAATCTACCAAAAAGATCTCCTGAAAATCCTTGACCTAATGGATCAAAAATATTTCCAAATTTATCTGCTTGTAAAAAAACCTCAAAAAGACTTCTTTCTTGGTTCAAATAATCTTGAGTATTCTTATTCCACTGAGCCATTTATCAATCAATCCATTCTAATTTTGATGGGTGGTATCTGCTTGCTTTTTTAATATTGCAGTTCTTTTCTGCAATTGGATAAATCTGGTGAACAATTGCACCTGGATATTCTGCTTGCAATTCTTCACCTAAAGATTGTTTTGATGGAATACCAGTTCTGCTGGTCAATTCCATCCTATAAAGACTTCCATTCCATACTACATCTGCAACATATCCTTCACCAACTGATTGTTGTTCTGGTTGAGAAGAATTGATGTAAAGATTTCCGTTAAAATCTCCGGAAATATTTACTGATTCTGAGATGAATTGTTGAAATGATTTCATTGTTCCTCTTCTACTTCTCCAGAAAACATTGAAACTGCAACAGAAGGTCGGAAAGAATCTATTTTTTCTGCTGATTTTGTGAATAAAAGTTCTTTAATTTTGTCGCTAATCTGAGAAGGTGATTCGTCAGAGACAATCATATCCATAAGATCATCCATTTTTAATAAACTCATAAGTAATCTCTAGTATTTATTAAATTTCTCCACCCTTAGGCATTTCTGCAATTTTACCACTTGCTTCGGTGGCAGCACCTTGAGCATCTAAATTTGGTTCCATCACTGGTTGTCCCAAATTCATTCCTGCAGGTTGTTGTCCAGGTTCTAATGGCATACCTGTCATTGGATCTATTGGTGCATTTGGATCTGGAATAATACCATCTTTAATTTCTTTTTTCATAATTTTATCCTGCTCAAGAATTTCTTCATCAGTTTGACGAAGAATCTTTCTTCTCAAATAATCTTGAGAAAAATACTTTCCAACATAAGGTTCTGCAATCTGAACCATATTCAATCTTTCATTGAGTAACTCAGCATCCTTGAGTTCAGCAAAGTGATTATCATATAAGAAGTCATATTGAATATGCTCACTCATAATTTCCCAGTCTTCTGGAGTGATAATATTTTTGAGAATCAATTGCGTTCTCAACATATCATGGAACATGTATGAGAATCTTTTTCTCAAACGAGCAACAAACTTGCTAAACTTAACTTCATCTCTCAGAATTTCTGATGACCGACCAAGATTAAATCCACCTTCTCCATCCATTCTTGATGGTGGGACATTTAGTGAACGATAAAGTTTCTTCTTAAAATATTCAATATCTGTAATCTCTCCAAGGTTTTGACCACCAGGAAGTGTAGAGATTTCAGTTCCTCTACCACCTTCTCTTCTTGGGAGCCAGAAGTCCTCAAGCATTGCCATGAATTTTTTATCATCGCGAATTTCTCCGGTGCTTGCATCATATACCAGTTTATTGCGATAACGCATCATAACATCACGAAGATATTGTTCCGCCTTAACCTTTGGTAGATTACCTACATCAATATAAAAAATTCTTCTTTCTGGCGCACGAGACAGACGATAAATTACCAGTGAGTCTTCAATCATTCGCAGTTGATTGAGGGACTTGATTGCTTTATGAAGATATGAAAGTGTTGATCCCTTATTCCTATCTACAAGACCTGAGGTGCAATATGTGATAGAATCCTTTGACATTTTAATTCCAGTATTTCCACCTAAAGAAGATGGATTTGTGGTTGGATATGTCATCTTTGGATTATAGATGAAATATTCCTCAATTTCAGGAAACTCATAATCCATTGGATTATCAGCATTTATATTAGACAGTCTATATCTGTTGTTATCTTTCTCATTCTTTTTATGTTGTCTCACATAACGCATTTTAATTGCGTCTATGTAACGAAGTTCTTGAATTCCTTCTTGTGGATTCTTTAGATCAATTACTTTGTGATAAAATAACCTTCCATCAATATACCAATTCCTATAAATTTCGTGAGATTTTTTATCAAAATCTAAAAGTGATAAAATATGTTTGAATTCTTGTCGTATTTTATTCTTAATACCATCACTAGCGTTCAGATTTGAAAGTTCAATTTCTACTGGACTGTCATTTGTATCCGACACTATGGCTTCATTTACAATATCTTCAATGGCACTATCACACTCTGGATGAAGTGCCATTTCACGATATCTTTTAATTAAATCAAATTCAGTTCTATAAACACCTTCAATATCTACATATGAACCAAAAAAACCACTACTCAAGTAGTGGTCTGACCCATCCTCATTATTTGGAGGAACGGGAGAGACCGTACTTGGAGATAGTGGTTCATTATCCTCAATAGAGAATCCAAATAATTTTGACATGATTTATTGAAATTGGTTTCTGACTATTTATCAGCTAATTTGAACACCAGTTGCATCATTTCTAGCTGGACCTTTTCCTGCACTCCAGTATTGAACTTGGAACTCTACAGTATATTCTTCAATTGCATCTGAAGAATCATATGAAAGATCAATTGCAGAAATTGCAGTTGGGAAAATTCCATCAAATTTGTAAGTTCTTAATGGAGTAACATCAACAGAAGGTTGTGCAGCACCACCATTATTTGTGGTAGAAAATCTTCCCTTATCATATCCTCTGCCAAGTTGGTGTACAAAGGCATCGGTCATATAGGAACTTGGATTAGTAGCACCGCTATTATTATCAAGTTTGCTGATATTATTCATCCACAATTCAAAAGCACTTCTTAATTGGAAATCTTCATCATTGATGATAGTGACTGTCCAAACATCGAAGGTTCTATCACCCGCAACTTTCAAAATTCTACCTCTAAAAGGTACATCAATTGAAGCAATATTTGAAGCAGGAAGAGCAGCTGCTTTACATAGAAACTTAAATGTTTCTATTTGATTGCTACTACCAGTTTTCCAAAAATTTGTTAATGGAGCTGGGAAAGATGGTATTTCAACTTCAAATAGATTAGGTCTTGCGCCACCTCCAGCAAGTCTTTCTTTAAAACCTGTGATTGTTCTGAGAGTAGACATTTTTTAGTTCCTCCTTTTGATTAATTTAAATTAATTAAACTCTACCAGCAACTTCTTCAAAACTTACGCCTGTGCGCGTCGCTACAAATGTTAGAGTAACATAGTTAATTGATTTTGATGGTTTGAGGAAGATGTCTGCCCTAAACTCATTGTTGTCAATGACATCTGGAGTGTTGTTTGTTTCGTCGCAAATCACTAAGAAGTCGTAAATACCTCTCTTTGCTTGTACATCGCGAAGATATGGTTCAACAATATTTACAAAGTTTGCCCTTGTAACTTGATCGTTGATTTCAAATAGTTGTGCTTGAGAAGCTTTTTCTAGAGATTGTTCAATGGTTAGGAACAATCTTCTAACATTAATTCTATCAAATGCTGAGGCATATGCTAGAGCAGTTTTATCGCCAAAGAGGTAAATGCCGATACCAGGTTGACTGATAATTGAGTTAACTCTGGAAGTGTAAAGCAGATCTCTTTGTGGTTTATTTGGATTATATGCAAGTTTAATTGCATTATTTAATACACCTCTTTGCTGACCAGCTGGTGAATACCATGGGAAGGAATTGATATTCGTTCTCATCATTAGACCAGCAATGTCTGCATTGCATGGTACATATCGGAAAAGGTTATTAAACCTATCATAAGTGTACTTATATCCACTATCAAATACTGCATAAGATGAAGAGGAAAGTGCGCTGAAGAATCTAACTATGTTTGTTGTTTGTGTAGTAGTATTTGATAAATTAACTACGCCATCTCTGTGAGGAGAAATTACAGCAATACAATCTTTTCTACCTTCAGCAATTGATATTAACTTATTAGCTTTTGCTTGAGACTCGGATTCATTTGTAAGTCCAGGACCGTTGATCAGAAAATCAACCTGAACATCATCTTTGTTGGCAAAAAGATCATATGCAGTAGAAATATTTGATAAAGTCGCTTGCATACCACCAGTAGAAGAATAATCAACACCACCAACAAGAGTGTAGGTTACATTTCCAATTGCACTATAAACTATGTTTTGTGCATCTTGTCCCCAAAGACCTTGTGATGTTGTATATGGGGTGTAACCCGAAGAGAATCCAGTTGCTTTTGGAGAGGTTCCATGATAAGAATCCGCACCATTAGATGGATTATATCCAGCATAAATGTAGGATGAGAAATTTGATAAGAAATTTTTATACCAAATTTTCTGGGGGGAGTTTACGGAAGATACCGAATCTGCCGCTTTTGAAAGACTTAAATGCTTTTCAAGAACATTTCCCTGAACTCCAGTAATTGCGCCAGTATCATCAACGATTGCGATATGCATCGCATCATTCTTACCATTTCTCTGAATTGAATAATTATTTGAAATTGGCTTTGGAGCTATGGACTTCCAGTAAATTATAGAGTTTGTTAAACCAAGAGTTTGCTGATCATACCAATCTAATGCAGTAGCAACTGTAGATGTACCAGCAGTGGAACCTGAATTATTGACAAAAGTGAGAGTGTCTGATGCTTGGAAAGAATCTATTTCACTTCCTTGAGCATATGTTGTTGCAGTCTCCGTATTAGCGGCGGATACTCT